CTGCAACTAAAGGAATTAGAAACCCATTTAAATAAAAGTCAATCTGACGAACACCTAAATAAGAAGCATCTCCGTGATTGTCCTCTATATCAAATATAACGCTTTTAGCGGTTATACTCATTACACCACCTTTTCACTTACAAGAAATGTTAATTCAAGCTCGTAATTATCATATGTAACATCTGATATTTTCCCTAAGAAAACACCCTCAATACAAGTCACTTCAACATATTCCTCACTTGAAAATATTTGCTCAATTGATTCCTTCTGATCAGCGTCAATATCACCCTTGATTATAAAGGTTCTATCAGCTTCAGAAAAACCCGCATCAACGAAAACTGCCCCACCATCTAAAGTTGGAATGCGAGTTCTCCGGGCAGATATCTCAGCAATCTTTGATTGGAAATTGTCTTCAATTATAACAAAACCATTTTCATTATATCCCAGTGTAGTAATTGATATCATTATGAAATCCCTAATAAAAAGTCAGCAGATTCTTCTGTGGCTTGGATTTGAACCTTTTTTATTATCTCCCACATAATCAATTCTAAGGCTGGTTCAAGACCTGTTGAGTCAATTTGAATTGATAAATCCCCCTCTTTTAGGGCATCTTCACGGGCTTGCATATAATCTATCTGAGAATTAACAAGTTTTTCTTGTAAATCGAAAGATTTCTGCCTTAATTCCTGCTCTTGATCAAGGATATCCAAAGCCTCCCACTTAGCTTGAAAACTTCCTGGGTCATTTAAGACTCCCAGAGCTGTCCCAATCAACTCAGCAGTGCTTTCAATTGAAGTATTAACCGAGTTAAAAGCAGCTTCCATTTGCTTTGCCCCGGCTTCAGCTTCTGCTATATCGAGTTTGGCTTTCCACTCCATTGAAGTTTGAATAGTTTCTGCTTGGGCTTTAATGGTCTCAAGTTGGACATCTATATCCCCCTGAGCCATTATTTCTAAAATCTTTTCAGATGGAATCTCTTCTATATCATTGGTTACTTTATCCAATCCTTCTGTCTCAACTGGAACAACTATTTCATGCTTTTCTCCACCCAGCCAATATTCGAGTGTTTCTGTGGCTTTTGCAACAGATTCATCATCAACCTTTAGGTCAAATACTTTCTCTGTCTCAATCCCCTCAAAAAATGCCTTTATCTTCTCCTCATCCCCTTCATTTAAAAGGGCAAGAACTTCTGTTTGCTTTTCTTCTGGGATCTCCACAAGCTTTTCAAGATATGCAGTTAACTCTCGATCATCTGCTTCAGCTTTTAGCTCAGCAACATGAACATCTTCTGTGATTTGATCAATAAGCTCTTGAGCCCCTTTTAGATCTCCAGTTTCAATAGCTGTAAATATCTCTATTGTGGATATCTCAGGTGGCAATTCATTTATCTGTTTTCCGAGATCTTCAACCGCCTTTGCTTCTCTCTCAAGAGCTGCAATTTGATCATTAAATTCTTTATCATTCTGAGAGCTAACAAATGTTGCTAAAGCTGCAGCAGTTCCAGCCAGTGCTAAAGCTAATCCAGCTGGACCAGTTAGGACTGCAACCAAGCCTCCAAATAAAGTTGTAAGAGATCCAAGACCGCCTATAACAGATCCACCAATGGAAAGAACAGATCCCAATCCAACTAAAGCAGTGCCTAAACCAAGAATTATTCCTGATAATTCCTGCGCCTCCGGGCTTAACTCATTAAATGTTCGGGCTAAGTCCACAAAGAGATTTACAACAGGGGATAATACATTTATTATCCCGGCTGTAGTATTCGTTATAGAGGCAACTGTGTCAATAACATCTTGAATTGCTTGTGCCATTCCCTCTTCTGTGAGGATATCCAAGTCAGCAGAATCGAGACCATCCCGGATAGCACCAAATAAGCTATCAAAAGCATCAAACAAATTGTTAAAATCAGAAGGCTTAATATCACCCCAAGCTGCGAGAAAGCTGTCTTTAACCTGGTCAAATGTATCTCCTAATCCATCTTCAAATCCAGCCCAAATATCAGAATCAACTATCTCAGTCACAATAGTTCTCATCATCTGGGTAAATTTTTTACCAAGAGATTCATCAGGCTTAATGGCATCCATCTTCCCTTTAAGATCTTCCATTTTTGTAGCAGTAAGATCGAGAGCAAGAGCAGCTTCAACTCCCATGTCCTCAAATTGTGTCCCAATTAAACCCACTCCTGCTTGCATCTGGACTGATTTATCATCAACCTCACCTATCTTACCAAGGATGACCTGAAAAGCCTTAGAAACCTCAATTTCACCATCTATGATGCTTTTTACAAATTCATCACCTAACCCTAATTGAGATAGGGCATCTTGAGTTGTTTTACTTCCATCCAGAATCCTTACATTGAATTCTTTAAAAGCATCATTCGCTTTATCTGTTCCCAGAATACCTTCTTGATATCCTGTTTCCATAGCTGAGAAAAACTCACCAGCACTTGCTTCAGCGTTTTTATATTGGGTGGCATACTCATTTATTGAATCAAGGAAATCACCTGAGCCATCCAGACCTTTCTGAAATCCCCCAGCTATAAAATCAAATGCTTCTTCAGAGGATAAGCCAAAATTTTTCATCAGAGTGTTAACACTTCCCAGCACCTTCTGATAGTCCTGGCCAAAAATAGATTCGACCTTTTTAGCATTTACAGCAATTGACTCAATACTATCAGTTGACTCATCACCAAATTTTTGAGCAGCCAGAGTAACCGCTTCAAAGGATTCGGCCAGGTTATCCCCTATTCCTGTGGTGTAAACTCTTTTTGCTACCTCTTCAAATTCCTCAGCTGCCTCAATTGGGAGTCCAAGAGCATTTTGCATCTTTGTAGTTTCTTGCTCTATCTCGGATCTGGCCTTTAATCCAGCTGCCCCAACAGCTAAAATAGCAGCCTCAAGAATCACAACCTTTTTAGCAGCATCAGCAAATGGTTCTCCAAAGTTTTGTAGATTATCACCAAGCTGATCCATGCTCCGGTCAATACTTTTAGTAACACCGGTAACATCATCCACTCCATGGAAAATGATATCTATAGTTTTCTTCAGGTCAGCCATTTACTTTTTCTTCCTATTTTGATTTTTCTGTTTATTCTTCAAGAAGTTTTTCCAAATCTCCCTCTCAAGCGGAGTTTCATAATCATATGGCAATATATCTGGCCTTTGCTCTCTTAACACCCATTTATTCATATAACAAAGTGCTACACTGTTATAAAAATCTGGATTTGTTAAGAGGCTGGAGGCTTTTTTTCAAGTTCTTTTTGCACCATTCCTTTCCCTGAAATAGAAAGGATAGAATTTGTTAAATTATAAAATACAACCGGATAAACTTTACTCAATTTTATAGCAAGCTCGAGTGAGCAGATTGGGTCAACAGAAGATTGAACCAGCATATGAATTCGCTCAGGGATATCCCCAATGCGGTTATTTTTTACACCAAGATCAAAAAGGTTTCTAAGCCCTTCAACTTTTTCAGATATATTTTCACTGACCAAAAGACCCAGCATTGAGTCTATGGCCTTATCATTTTTTGCACTGTTTTTACAATAGCCTAATTCTGGCCCGGACAAGCACCGAATTTTCCAAACTGGCAGTTCACCTTCCTCAAAAAAATCCATCAATTCTGGTACTGGAATATCTTTAAATCTGGGCTCAAATTGTTGGTTGGAGAACTTCTTTGTATCAAAACCCATGTATTTTCCCTATTTCCATTTTAAGTGGCTAAATTTTTGTTTTAAGAGCAACTTATGTCTTCAGCATATCCTTATACCAGAAAATTCTAAAAACATAAGTTGCTAATTTCATTGAATATTTTCACACAGAAGTTAGTATTCACTAACCTATACTGTGATCACCTCAACAGCTGGTTCAACAGCAGAAATCGTTGCATTTGCAATCACAAGATCATCTGATGGAAAGTTACGGCTGATGCCAAATTTTCCCTGCTGGATCAGGTATGGATCACTGAGACGATTCTGCTTAAATTTGAAGAAAAGGCTATTATTTTTCTCTTGAAAGATGGCATCTGAAATTCCATCTTCAGGATAAAATTCAAAAGAAGCCTGGTTCAAAGTTTCGCTGGATCCGCCGATTGTTCTTCCATATACCTGAGTGGAAGTTGTTGAGTGAGTTGTTTCCGGTGGAGTGAAATTGTTAGCATCAACTATCTCGGAAAATTCCGGTGTGTAGTAAGAAGCATAAACTTTCTTTGGTGTATCTCCAGTGTGGATCAGGGGAAGTGCAGAAAGGAATTCAACACCAGCTTTCCCGAGCACACCTTCACTCACATTGTAAGTTTTCTCACTCCACAGAGGGTAATTAAACTTTTCAAGGGAGCTGCCCTGGATCTGTTTAATTTCTGAAGAGGTAATTGCTGCTGCACCTTGGGCAGATAACTGCACATGCCCAAGAAGAATACTATCTTCAGGAACATACGGAGGGCCACCAGCTGCTCCAACAGTCCCTGAGAAAGATGTTCCTTCAGTTCCTTCAACTGCAACAACTGTTTGAGAGCTGTTAAGAGTCACAGCCACAATCTTAAAATCGTTTGTTGTGGGCCGGGCAATAGCCAGTGAAGCAGTTGCGCTGATTGATCTTTGCACCCCTGTCTGGAAAACCTGGCCAGCTGCTATAGCAACCTCATCATTGCTTCCAGTTGGGGTAATAGCAAATCCATTGATTACACCATCAGGCCTAACAACCGGGGCAAAGCCATCTTTCTTTGACCAGAAATTATCATCTGATTCAAAAAAGGTATTATCACCTGAATCGTCCAATTCAACCATGGCAACAGCTGATTGAGCAGCTTCATAGTAAACTGCAGCTTGATCTGAAATACTCATAATCTCATCCTTTATTTAAAGTTAAACATATCATGGTTATCTGCTAAAAACCGAACAAGAAAAGTCACCAGAACTCCAACCCAAGGTGACTGCCCTTCTCCGATTGTATTATCATATCTATCAAATTTACACTGCAGTACAATTCCCCCAAGCTTTGGGCTTAAATCATCACTCACCTTGGGGGCATTCGGGCTTCTGTTAATAGCAGTAACGATATCAGCAGCCATCTTAGCAGCCACTGAATCAAATGGGGCACCCGGTTCCCAAGTCTTTGTGTGCATTTCAATCATCACTGTTAAATTTCGGTCATCTTTTTTATATTTCCCTTCATCCGCATTTAGCATCCCAGTAGACCAGAAATTAACAGCAGGTAGGTCATAACCCTTAAAAGGGGTTAACATGGCTCTTTTCAGTGATTTTACACTGTTAAAATAACCATTTCGGGCAGAGATATTCCTCAATCTGAGCTTAATTTCTGCCATTATTTGATCGTGTGCAGTTTCCATTTATTCACCTATGGTATCCTTTAACCGAGACAGGAGGCCAGGAACAGTGTCTTCAACTGATTTAACCATGTTTAATCTGGGTGGGATAGTAACCTTCTTGTGAAGCGTAAACATCAGTCTACCATTTAAAAACACCCCAAATTTAAAGGGTTTGTATTGTATTATATATCCACCCCTGGCAAAAACCTCTTTTGCACCCATTCTCATAACCCCAGCTGGTGTTTTATTTGCTTTAGCTGGAATATTCAGATAAGGGCCACCAGGCAAAGTTCTATAAGCCTTTTTTGCTTTGACTATTCCACCCTTTTCCTGAATCGGGGCATATACCATATCAGTTGAGATTCCAGCCTGATAATTAGCAAAACCTGAGCCCTGATTGGTAACCTTCATAGACTTCATCAAAGCACCAGTTCTCCTGGCAAGCTGAGAATTAGATTTGATATTTGCATCTGCATCAAAAAGACTGATTGCAACTTCCCTTTTAAAATCCTTAAATGTTTCAGCAGGAAAGCTTTTGATATAATCAGATACTTCTTTTAGGTTTATTACTTGAGTCTGTACAGGCATTTAATAGCAATCTGTTTTTAAAGGGTGAACAGCTGGCATCAAGATCCGCTTGGTTTCTTTCAGCAAACCGAGTTCTCTATAGGTGACGGTGCCGCCTTCAGTTGAGACTGTTTCAGCCCCAATATGTTCCTTGCGGTTGAACTCGTGGGATAGCTGATAAAGTGCAGCTGCTTCCAATACTGGAGTCACACTTTCCAATCCACCAGTATAGGTAACATTTAAGATATCATTGCTAATCCCAGTTTCAAGTCTTAATCCATAGCCAGTAATTTTATAATCAACACTCCCATATTCTTCAGCTTCAACTGACACAACTTCCTCTATCGGGATAGCTGGAAGATATATCATCTTTTTAGGCATTTCATTCATGAAAATAGTAGCAATTCTTTCTATCTTCTCAAATTCTCTTCCTGTAAAAGCCTCAAAGGATGGGAGCAACCGATCAAGAATTGTTCCCAGGGAAGGATAGTCATTAATGGATGAACCATCCAACCCCAGGAAATTCTTGATTGACTCGTATGGAATCAATTCAAATGCCATAGTTTATTCCTAAGTTGTAGCAGCTGGTTCAACCAGAAGTTTCGGGCCAGCCACAGAAACCACACCAACCACACAAGCTGCTGTAGCAACAGTCACAACAACCCTGGTATACCGGGCACGCGGATTCGGCACATTCAACTGGGCATTTCCAGCAGCATCAATTTCCGTAATGGCAGTATCGTTTCCAGCACCAGCAACCTCATCTGTCCAGGTTGAGTTATCCGGGGAATGCTGCACTTTTGCGTTAACGGTTGCACTTGAGCCAACTGTACCAACACTAATAAGATAGCTGGCACCAGGCAGTTTAGAGTGGTCAACTGCTGCACTATTCTGTGCCCCTGCAGTATAAGACTTAGCAGCAAGGGCTTCAGCAATTTCATAGTTTGATCCAGGATCATGTTTCATTTTATATCTCCTTGTAAAGTTTAAAAAATATTACAAAAGCATTCTAAAGATGCCCAGGCTTATTCCTCTTCCTCTTCCTCACCAGAAGAATCTTCAGCTGGGACATCTTCAGGGGTTTTAATAGTTACTGCTTTGGCCAAATTCCCTTTCATAAGAGATTTGGCCAAATCAATAGGCATCTCAGATGGAACTTTTACAACATTCCCTTTCTCGAGCAAGGAAATGTTTATCCCATCTGTTGAAACTTTTACATCTTCAAGAATTTCAAGCCCCTTCATCATAGCCTCCAAATTATTTCTTTAAAAAGGTTAATGGCCTTTGAAAAATGCCCGTTTTAAGCAGATACTTTCAGAACCTGGAAGGCTTCTGCCAGGGCCACAGCCCCACCAACACGTTTTTTCAGCAGGAATCCAGTCTGGTCATATTCAGCATATCTTTCAACCAACCGCTTGATCACGAGGCCTGAGCGATCTCGGATCTTGTAACCAGAGTTGAAGTCACCAAAGATAACCGGATAAGTACCAGCACCAACATCAGGCATCCCTTCAGGATTGATGACCGGTCTGCCCAGTAAAGTGGGGGCACCGTCTTTATCAACCATTGGATCCCAGAGATACTGTTTGTTGCCATCTTTCAATTTCCGGTATTCACCTTCAGTGGTAGAATTCATTGCCCATGTGGCATTCCTTCTATACACTTTTTTCAGGGAATAAACCATCTCCTTCAGGGCATCAATACCGTTATAGGTAGCATCAGCAATATCTGCTGCCACATTGGTCTTGACGAAATTCGACAGCACTTCTGAATAACTCAGGATTCCAGCAGGTGAATCCGGGTCAGCACCAACAACAAATGCATCGTCTTCAGCTTCAGCCACAGCCATTTCAAAAGCAGTTTCCAGTTCACCCATGATGTCTGCAGCAGCATCATCGAGAGTATCGTTGGAAATTAAGGCCAATGCCCTAACATTTTTGATGGGGATGGTAATTCCACCAGTGTTCAGGGTCTGTTGGCTAACAGCCAGACCTCTTGTGCCCCAGGCAACAATCGGTTTAGACAGGGCACCCATTTTTACAGTATCCCTTGAAGTGGTTCCAACCTGGCAGATAGGTCTTACTTCAGCCAGATCAAAAGCATTCATAATCAGTTCTGATTCAAAGTCATCCGGTACAAGAAACTGGCCATCATCATCAGATGTTCCAGCCAGAGCACGGATTTCTTCAGGTTCCCAGGCAACAGCAGAGTTTTCACCCACACCATAACGGATGTATTTCTCATATGCTTTGCTACGGAGTTCCATTTCAGGGGTAATTTCATTACCACTGGAATCCCTCTTGGGTGGTCTTTTTGAGCGGAGCTCAATTTCATCAATCTGTTTTTTCAGATCAGTGATGGTTGTGTTGATATTTTCAACCATGGTTCGAGTTTCAGCTGTTGCTTCACCAGATCTTTCTTCTGCTTCTGCAATCGCTTTGTCGTTGGCTTCTTTAAACTTTTCCCAAGTTTTGCCAAGTTCTTTTCTCAGTTCTTCAATCTTCATTTTCCAAAATCTCCTATTTTGGGGTTAATTAAAAATTATTCTGAATATCTTTTAAAAGGCTGACTGTATTCTCAATCAAATTAAATGGTCTGCTGTTTTCAAGCAAAGCCATAATACGATCAACCTCACCATCCGTTAATCCACCAGAGCGGATCTCATCACACAACCCCTCTATAAATATGGATCTGTGCTTCTGATGGGCCATTAAAACTTCTTCACTGATTTCCCTCAGCTTGCTTCTGCTTTCTATAGGTAAAATTTTACCCTTTTTCAAGGTTTTTACCTCATCCTCAGTGAACTCGGTTCTTTTGATAAGCTCATCTGTATCTACATCTTTCATGAGCTTTGAGAGTTCATTTCGAATTTCCATGTTTGGAACAGATTCCCCTCTGGCTTCATAAAAAGTATAATACTCATTAAGCCAGGAGATATATGCTGTGTGGAATTTAGCAATTGCTATATCCACCTGTTCAATAATTTCCGCTGGAGAGCTATCCCCGGTATAATAGATCTCATCAATGGTCTGCTCAAGTGAAGTGAACAGCTGCCACCCCTTTGATCTGAGTTCTTTTTCAGCTTGTGTCTGGTCAAAATCAGTGGATCTCTTTTCCTTTTTCTGATCCTTCCTTACACTGGTCACCTTGGCCCGAGAGTTAGCTTCAAAAACAACAGGGCCACACTCTCTGATATCAACTTCCTCAATTTTTCGGATACTTCCAACAGTACTTTCCTTCACCACATTAAAGCCAAAGGAAAATGCTTTTATATCTCCTGCCCGGACATGAGCAAATGCAGTTTTCCCAACCTCAGTATCGAGATTAAACTGGCAAACTGCAAACGGGCCATAAGTATCCTCACCAACCTCAGTAATTTTCCCAGCCAAGCCATTATCATGGTCATGGTTGTAAATCAACCGGATGCCTTCAGCCCCTCTTGACTGAAAAGACTTGGTAAATGACCCTTTTTCGAAAGCAGAGCCATATGAATCCACAGAATTCCACTTGGTAAGATAGGCTTTTACAATCCCTTTGGCCTCATCTTCTGCCCGGAGTTCTTGGATTTTACCAGATTTGTTGTATTCTAAATCCATAATTTTTCCCCTAACCATCTATTTTATAAGTTAAAGTGCATCTACAATTCATTCTTTCTTCTGGTGGCAACTGATTATCAAGAGGATATCTGGCCCGGAATTTACCAACCTTAAATAAATCATCAATCCCAACTGTCTGGCCACTGGCTTTTCTGTGGCTTTTCCTTACTTCAGTAGCAGCAGTTGACCATACTTTTTGTGTGGCTCCAGCAGTTTCAGCCCCTTTCCACTGACCAAGATTTACTGCATTTCCGCTTATGGTTCTGGCCAGACCCAAAGCCCTTTTCTCATTAAAAATTCCAGTATCAATTATGGCTTGCTGCAATTGATTCATCGTTGCCCCAGTCTCAATTGCACTATCAACATGGAGGATAACTTTTTCAGCTGTGGTTTCGTTTATCATTGAAACCTCAGTCAGAACAATATCCTCTTTTCTAAGATATTCAACAATCTCAGCCCGGATATCATCTTCTGATGTCCTGGTTTCCATAACAAAATCTGTTCCATGCCTGCCCCCAGAGAAAACATACATTTTTGAGATTTCATTCACCCATAAAGATTCAGAGTTCTTTAGCACTCTATTGATATCCACATTTATGTTTTTATCCAAGGCATCAAATACAGCCTCTTGCTGAGTTGAAAGGAGATCCTCAAAGGTTTTCCTATTAATCTGTGTTTCCTTTTCTATAGCCTTTTCAACCGATTCTGCAGTGGCTCTAAACTCTATAGGGGCTTTATCTTTCCTTGTCTCCGAATCAGTAGAAATCAACGTATTTTCAGCCCCTGAAGCAGGATTAGAATCATCCCACCCTTCAAATTCCTGGAATCCGAATTTAAAAACCTTATTTAATTGAGAGAAAGGAACACCCATCTCATAAAGAGCTTTAGCGGTTTTGGTTTTCGCCAACATTGCTTCACGAATTGCCGGTATGTTTGAAATATCATAATCAACAATCAAATCGCCAAGTTCTTCAGATAAAGCAAAATTGAACTGATCTTTTAAATTATCAAGAAGGAAGAGCATGGTGCCGAACCAAAAAACAAGCTCGGAGGTTTTATAGTTATTCATGGTGGCACCATCCATCACTCCAGCGTAAACTGGTGGTACACCAAAGCAAATAAATATCTCTTCCCTGTTGAACTTCCTTGAATTAATAAAGTCCATTTCCGCTGGAGTCAAAGCTGTCCTAACATATTTTGCTTCATCTCCTAAAACACCAAAAGTTCTTTTACCAGCATGCCTCTCATTTAAAGCGTCTCGGACAGCATCAGCTTCTGACTGACTGGCGAACCTTCTTTTAAAAAGGAATACCCCATCAACAACTCCCCTGTTCTGAGAGGTGGCTTTATTAAAATCTCTTTGATCATTGTCTAAATCTACAGTTTTAGAGATAACTTCCAAAGGGGAAATCCCTAATATAGGGTTGGCTGGGTTTGTGTACATATGGTGTATAATTTCATCTGGCTCATATGTAGAAGTTTTACTTTTATCCAGAGCATAGCCAGTCATCCATTCTTCAGGGTCAGCTGTTGGTATCGGGTGGAGTCTATCTGGCGATATAGGCCAAAGCTCCAATGTCTTACCACTAACTTTACTTTTTTTAAGGTAAGAGTTTCCAGCCAGTTCGAGCCAAGTAACCATAAGCTCAAACATGTCTTGTCTTGATATAGAGGGGTTTGGCTTTTTAAAAAGGTTGTTCAGATAATGGCCTTCTGCAACTTCTCCATCCTTATTTACTACATTCCAAATTACTGATCCAGCTGCTACACTTTTCAGATATACAGATCTATATACCCAAGTATTTGCCTTATATCCAGATGCCACAGCATTCTTCAAAGTCCATTTATTATATATTGGTCTTTTTGTTTGAGATGGCCGAATAACAAAAGCTGAAGATAAATTCCTTTTTTCGAAAAACCTTTTAAGTGTAGTAAACATTATGCCACAAAAACCTCACTGTTTAGTATTTCGGGATATAGATATGCCACCTCAACAGCATTCATTGTGCAGTCAAAAGCATCGTCATATTCGCCATTGGGGAATTCCAATGCTTCAGTAGTAATATTCAAAACACCTGGAACTGCTTGATTTAAATGCACTTTCCCTGTTTTAATCTCTGGGCCAGTATCGTATGCCCGAGTAATTTTGTCAGTAGATCTTGGGATTGAATGGACCTTCAGCTGCTTCTCTTCAAATTCCTGAATTAAGCCAATTCCAGATGACTTATCCTCAATGCACATTCCTCTAAAAAAGCAGTTTTGCTCAGACGCCTCTTTCTCACATTGGAGATAAAAAGCTTCACCCTTTCTCCTGAGATCCGGGGCTTTGACCCTTTCCCTGTGCATATTTAAAAGGTAGATATTGTTATCAACTCCAAACCCCCAGTGTTCCATAACCGTCCAGTCATTCCAGTTATTCTTTTTCTGAGCAGTATCAGCCACAGCAAAAGTAAACTTTAGCTTGGGCAGTCTTTCCCACCATTTCCACCAATTTGATTTTATAAGATTCCCTCCAGCAACAATAGGTTTTCCTTGATAAAGGGCTGACCAGGATTCATCCAACATGGTTGCCTTTTTCTCCAAGAGAAAATCCAGAGGCTTTAATTCAGGGAAAAGTGGTTCTCCCTCTTTTCTGTATTTTCCATCCTTGTTGGCAATAGCTGGATAATTGACTATCTTGAGCTTTTTGTTCATAGCTCGATATTTCTTTTTCAACCTTCCAATCAAATCATGATTGGTCCACCGAGTCATGATAACAAGCAAGCCAGAGGTTTTAGAAAAACGAGTCATGAAGTCATCAGTAAACCAATTCCAGATCTTATCTGACCAGGTCTTTGAATTGGCCTGTTCCCTTCCTTTTACTGCATCATCGATTATCCCAAGATCCAAAGATTCACCAGTTATTGGGCCAGCAACTGTTGTATTTCTGAATTGACCTTTTGTAGGGAAATAATTGGAATCAAAGAACTCAATCTGCTCAGTGGTTCTGGTTCCCATCCCACCTTTTCTTGGTAAATTCGTTTCGGGAAAAATAGCTTTATACTTAGGGGTGGACATCACCCTCTGCTGGGCTAAATTACACCGTTTTCCGAGTGTATCAGAGTATGAGGCATATATTACCCTTAAATAGCTTAATTTCCCTAAAATCCAGCTAATAAAATCGGTTACAGCCCAACTCTTCCCATGCTGAGGTGGAGACTGGATTATAAGCACCGGTCTTTTACCATCCCTTAAATCTTGATAGAACTTGTGAAGATGCCTGCATAAATCCTCTATAAACCAGTTGGTTTCAAAATCATCAACCCGAATATACTTTCTGAAAGCCAGAAAATTTACTCGGGATTTTTTGATCCACCAAGCCTCAAGAATTTCTATGTCTTCAGGGGTAAGTACCATCAGTCAGATGAAACCTTTAAAAGGATCTCATCAAAGTATCCAAAATACATTGAGGCAATAATTATCAAGCCCACAACAATAATCAAGATCCGCTTTGTCCATGGAGTTAAAGAGCTCAAAAAATTCATTATCTTTCTTCCTTCATCTTCATATCGTCTTTTAGGATATGATATTGGTTGGTGCAGGCCTTTTGATGCTCATATAAAGTTATCTCTAAATCCTTGTGGCTTTTCTCCATCAATATGGTCTGCCTTTCTAAAATCTTTGTAATGTGTTTCTGAGTTGTGGCCACTGTGTGGGATAATTGAGTCAACTCTCGAACATTTTCAATTAACTCTCTCGGTGTGTACCACATAAATCGCCCATCGTCGTCTCTTATTTCGTGCATTCCTTTTAAGTCTCTTACAATACCATGCACCTGTCTGCTTCTTTCCAGGTGTGGAGATAATGTTTCGAGAGTTTTCTCAATTGCATGTAGTGTATTGCTATTCCCATCTTTTATCTGATCAAGAAGCTTATCTGTGTTTGCATTTGTGTTTTCGAGAACAAGCTTGCTATCTTTTTTATCCCATATTCTATAAAGGAATTGCGTCAAAGCCAGAGCCAGTGCAAGTAAAATAAAAAATTCCTTATCTGTCATCTGAATCGTCGATTCCTAAATCAGGCACAGGAATTCCTTTTTCCTTCAGCAGCTCTTCTGGATCAGTATTTATATTGTTGTTTATCACAACAGCTGGTTCGTCTTCTTTAATCCCATATATGTGAGATGATAATAATTTAATCAAACCATTATTAACAGTGGAGGTTGGCTCATATGCATGTTCCGCTATTTTACGGAGCCATTTTCCTTTTCCTATCTCTAATCCATTGACTACTGCTGAGTTGAATTCTGGGTGTTTTTGCCGCCATTTTATCAGAGTATTTCTGGAACATTTTAGAGCTGAACACACATCACTGAGATTTTTAGCATCAGCAGAAGTAGATAAAAGCT